GGGGATGTTCAAGGTTTTCCACCGTCTGGACGGCCTTTCAGGTGTCGCTCAGTCCCGAAAGAGGAACCGGCATGACAACCCGTAATCGTCTTTGAGAATCTTCGATAGACCAGGGTTTCCGAGTTCCTGTTCGAAACCGCAGAAGCCGAGAAGATTAACATCGGCGATACCAGATGTGTCAAGGTCGTAGCGCTTGTACAATTCTTCGTCGCTAACATGGAATGAAGGATAGGCATCGTTACGCGCAACTTTGTGGACAAATTCGTCAGTAAAAGTAGGAGTTGCGTGTTGAACCATTGCTTTCATATTGTGTAGGAGTCGAAATTGGGCATGGGGGTAAGCACCCAGTAACAATCCATGTTGGAAGCTTTCAAAACGTTCCTTCATGGATAGACCTTTGAGCGGAGCTTCACCACGGCATGTACCAGATGCGCGTAGTAAAACACCAAGATTCAAAATCGGGCGTAGTTTTCCGTTAGTATCGTAAACAGGTGAGTTCTTTAAGAATTGCAACTTGGAATAGTCACTGTTTTCGTCACACGTAACAACATAACCAACACGTGCTGCGGCGCGGCGAACATCTTTGGCCGTGCAAGCACCTGACTCAGCAATAGCAATACCAATAAGCATTGATGCGAGTCCATTGATGGCAGTGGTTAGTGTACTACCGGAATAGAGTCTTGGGCCGTCAGGCGTGATAACAACATACTGCCGACGATTTCCAATGTCATAAACTCGAATAGGGAGTTCGCACTGTTCAACCAGCCGCTTAGCATCGTCACGATGTGAGGGCGGGATCAGTGAAAGAAGACAATTGAATAAAGCAGTCGTGTGTGAAGCATCGCATGAAGAGATGTCAACGTTGAAGGTATGTACCTTACCGGAGCTGTCTCTCATGGAGGCACAACTGTCATCGGAAAAATAACAGAAGTAGCCTTTGCCTGGCGGGTCGATCAATTTGCGAAATGTTTCTTCAAGGATAAATGGGTCGGGAGACTTGATGAACTCGATCTGCACACCGTGGTGTTCGAGGGGCTCACAAGCCTGCGCAGTTTTAAGCAAGTAAGTCAGTCGGAAGCCCTGCAAAGACGCAGCGACTCCAAGGTCACCGATCATGCGTGGGTATTTTCCAAAGCGTGCGTACTCGTCTTTCTTCATCTTATACCAGACCCACTTAAGCCATAAGCGGTCAAATTCTGTAGCATCTTCTTCAAGTGTTTTCTGAGCTGCGATCCTGATGTCCTTTTTGATGTGAGGGTCACCAGCGTGGATCCAAGCTTCATGAGCCATACCGTCGTACTTGTGAAAGTATTCTGCGTATCGTGCAGCCATAGCAAGTAAGATGTCGGCATGCTGAGCGATGAATTTGGCTTGAGCGGCAAAATAAATCTCGTCCATAGTAGAAATGATTGGCCAACGAGATGATAAGAGCCTGCGAAGTGCATAGCGGACATTGTGATTGGAGTTACCATAGATCAGGGCGAAAATAGCGACAAGGGCGCCCATCCTGGTACGATAACTTCCATCACGTTTGACGTCAACTGATGATGTTTTTGGAAAGATCACCTCCCCATTGACGAAAAACTCTTTACCGCGGGTAATTTTAAAGCGTTTAGGATTGAAGTAGAATTTCTTAGTAATGTCTTTTGGGTCAATTTCTGTCACACCAAGCCTGTAAACAGATACAGGCTCAATGTGATAAGTTATGACCCCAGGTCGCGAAAATCCGGCACTGTCTTTGCACCTAGCTTGACAGTGGTACCACGGAAGATGGCGCTCTGATTCATGGCATATACGAGAGTGTTAAGAAATACCTGTTTGTTAGAAACCCAACCTGGGTACATAAGGTTGTATTGCGTTGAGGCGGCGATTGCCGCGTTGAGCCAGCGAGTGTTGATCTTACCGTCAGAAGTGACTGACTGCATCTTAAGCAAGTCGGGCCGGGTGGTCAAAATCCGGGCGAGCATTGGATAGATGGATCCCATGTAATAACTCTTAAGACCGATTTCAGTCAAAAGATGTGTAATCTTAGTACGATGGGATGAGCTGGTAAGTGATACACCTAGGATTGAAGTCTCTGAGCGAACAGCGCTTTCGGTCTTCAAAATCTCAGGTAGATACTCGAGTGGAACGTTGGTGTTAACGGTGGTCACCTGGGTGTCACCAAGAAGCTTCACTAAAGCCTCATGGATCCACGGGAAGTCGTACCATTTCAATTTGGCTGCAACTTCGCAGAGGAACAGAACCATGCCGTTCTGAATCTCGAGGTAACCGTCAACAAGCGCAATGCCTAACTTGTCTTGCAGACAAAACTCCTTCCAGGTTGGTAAGGCCCGAGGAGCGTCCACAATGGTATTGTCACCGTTGGCTGGCGCTGCCGCGGGTGTTTGGGCGAGGACCACCTGAGGTACCGGCCCTGGTACCTGAGGCTGGGCGGGTGGCTGAACAACAGAGACCGGCCCAGGTGTCTGCGTGGTGGTTGGTTGAACAACAGACACCGGCCCTGGTGTCTGTGTTGTGACTGGTGTATGAACGGCAGCACTGGCCACAGGTGTGCTGCTCGCGGGGATAGTGTATTTAACAGGGACGTGTGCGTCCGTGTCTTCATCCGTGGTGACGTCGGCCCAAACTCCAATTGATGCTTTAGGTGCAGAGGGCACAGGTTGAACTTCATCTTGCACAACCTTGGTTGGTGTGAACATTGGATATTCTTTCCCATCGTTATCTTTAAACTCACGGACAACCTCAAGCGCCGCTTCATCACAAAGCTTGCGGAGATTGCCATCAGTGAAAGTTAATAACAGTTCACGTGGTGCCCGGCGTAATAGTTGTTGAACAATAACGCGCACATCATAATCATCCTCACTGGTAACTCTAGTCAACTCTTCATACATAAACTGACCGATGATCGTCTTGTCGGTAGTTGTTGGGAACGGTCGCAAACTCGCATTCCCCCAGATCATAGTTGGTGTTTTTACCTCATCCTTGATTTCAATGACGTCCGCCACCACAACAGTCTTGGTCTCAATCTTCGGCTTGGGAGGGGATGCCTTGATCGGTCCAGCAGAGCTGGTCTTGATAACCGTTGGTGTGGGGAAGTCCTTGACGTCAAGGAGAGGTAAGGGCTCATCTTCTTCATCGAGAAGATCGGCCGGGGTGAGGTCATTATCATTGATATATTGGAGTGAAAGTTGCGAGGCGAGTGTTTGCCCCGCACAATGATAATGATTCTGTGCACATTCAGCGCCAGTGATGTGTGTTGCGCACAGAAACCCTTTTTCAGCCAGTCTCCGCGCGGCTCCTTTAAGGGGTTTGTTTTCTTTGCCATCTTTATTCTCCGGTTTCTTCTTCTTGCTAGGCGGCCGGAGACGGTGATAATGACCAACAATGTGGCATTCACCTTCCACTCTACAAACAATTTTCTTCGGACAATCGTGTTCGCCCGGGTAGGTGGCATGGATGGCTCTAAGGTAATATTCACGAGAAGGACCCTCACCCGGGTATCCTAACGTGGAGTCAAAGTCGCGCTGATGACGGTAGAGACGAGGTGGTCCAATATAACGGAGCAAGTCCTCGATATCTCCTTCATCATCTTCATCCGAATCGTCACAATACTTAGTCATACAGTAGTAAGAACAATAATAATTAAGTTCACTACCGATGGTATGTAGGCGCATATTGCGGACGGTGAAGATCTTGCAACAATACGGGCAAGTCGCGACTTCACTTTGACCCTTGTGGTCACTTTCTTTATTATCATCTCTAGTTATAATCGTATCTAGTGATGTCGCCCCATCTGTGGTACTGGTTGACCGTGATGTGACGACATTCCGAGCGGTGTCGTAGGTAGAAGGAATTGCTTCGGGGTGCGGCCCAGAAGGGTTGCGCAAGATAAGGTCTACCGGGGAGGATTGGTCCCCTGAGTGTGGTCTTTTGCGTGACATAATTAATGACAGTTTCACGGCTCCAACGCTTCTAGCTAACAGGCTATCAACCTGAGTGGGCATCGTGGATAGGCCCTTGGATCTCGCTTACTGGCTGTATGTTGGTGCAAAGGATTGGGTAGGATAGGAATGGGTGTGCTAGAGGTGCTGCTAGGTGATAGAGAGGGTCCGGATGGTGGGAAAGGTCCATCCGGGTTCAAAACGCCCGTGTGGTGGGGGACCCCGCTTTGAGAAAGCAGTAACTGGGGTGACAGAAGCAAGTTGCCACCGATAAAGAAAGGTGAAAGAGTATGAATATTCTAGTTTAGTGTACACGCAATATGATGCCAGACGAATTGTGTCTGGATGTGCGCTGCGAGGCAGAGATTAGGTGGCGAATTTGAGATTCCTTGTCATTCTCTCGACCATGAGTTGGGCAGAAGCAATAGCAAGATTAGTGCCAGCGTCAATAGCGCTGAGTCTCGCCTTCAAAATGAAAGGATCCACAGCGTTGGAGTAGAACCAACCACTCCAATCGACGTCTTGCTTGTCAGTGATAAGCGGGTCAGTTGACGACCGGGCTGATTGTTCTGCATTGACTCCATAATCTGGATTGTCGTTCTTAATCTCAGTAGACCACATGCTGCCAACAGCACCAGTGGCCTCTGTATTCGTTCGACACGATACGCGATAAGTACCTGTGGGGAGGACAATTTGATCAGGCGTTGGTTGTTTAACCTCAAGATTGTTAAAAACAACAGTGTCGAATGGGATGTTAGTCCATGTGTCAACGGGGACCGCTGTTGGTGTCGCCAGTTTCACAAAGGCCGCCTCAGACGGTGTCTGAGCAGGCTCCTTGGGTACCTGGGGAACCTTGAACTCGAAAGTGTATTCAAGCTCCAGAGATCCAATAGTGTATACGGCGTCACTGATGGCAGAAAAGAAAAGCTTGCAGCCATCAGTGTTGCGAAGTGACTGAATGGTGTGTGCCCTAGTATACATCCATTTGTTCTCACCGTGAAAAGCAGTGGGTGAGACCACGAGTGACAAATTTCCCCACATTGGACCAAATTTTGAACCTTGCATGTTCATCAGCTCCTTGGTAGAAGCAGGATTCTGATCGACAATATCATAATCCACTCCAAGCATGACCTTGCCAGTGATGTCAGTCTTAGATTCAGTTTTGAAGTGAAATCTCAAACTAACCAGGCGATAGAACTCATAGCATAATGCTTGGTTGGCTAGCCACGGAAACACCTGAATGTCTCCCGGGTTGATATTGTACGTCAGAAGGCCATCGACAAAATTGACGGCGGTGTGCACATCTCCAAGGTATTCGATC